GACGAACAAAAGTGGAAAATATGTAAATCAATGCGAGAATTAAGAGCCGAGCAAAGGGGTGAAGTAGTGGAATTTTTCGAGCCTGTTCAAATTATCTATCCTAAACCGATTCAACCCGATACCGCTAAAATGGGATGGAGTTGCAACAATAGGTAGTATTCGGGAGGATAACGAGCGCACCAAGATTTATTTAAAAAGTATAAACAAATAATTAACTAAAATAGAAAGGTATGAAAGTCGGAGAAAAATACCACGAGCAAGATAAATCTACTTACCTTAAAATTATGGCGATTAAGGACGGCTATGTTATGGCTCGATGGAAAGGTTGTTATCCGTTCGTTCGTAATGTGAAAGAGTTTGAAAGAATTATATCAGTTAGAAATTTATCCCTAACTATTCAAAACTAATTTTATATTTGCAGTGCTTAGATAATCACCATGAAAAAAATATTCAACTTCTTGCCCTTATCGTTTGGTGACTATCTAAGCAGTATTTACCCTCTTACGGTATGGGCAAACTTATTTAACTAAACTAACAACATGCAACAAGAACAAACGCCTTTAATGAAGTTGATTTCGGAATTAGATAAGGCTAAGAAAGTAGTCGAATCTTGCATGTATAGAAACGATGAAATTGAAAGAAAATTAGAAACATACACCGCTATAATTGATTTGGCTAAAGCACTTATCCCCGAAGAACGCAATGCGATTGAGGAGGCACATAATGACGCAACAGAGAATTACCAAAAAGGATACCCAACGCCAATTTTAGACGGGGCGGTTTATTTCGAATCAAAATTTAAACAAGGATAACATGGCAACACACGACTGGAGTAAGGTGATTGAGGAGGAGGCGGAGAAGTATTCTGAAAGCAAATGGAAACACCCTAATTCAAATCTAAGCAGGGCGCATTGTAGTTTAGATTGGATGGCGGGCATAAACTCTCCTCTCTCAAAACAAATCTGCGAGGTTGAAAAGTTGGAGGCGAAGATTGGGGCGTATAAAGAAATTGCAATGATTAGCTATTGTTCAGAATTATTGAGCCAAATACTATACGAGGAAAGAATGGACTTCGAACAAACCCGCGACAAATTACTAAACGAAATAAACCAACCAAAATGAACAAACAATTTATATCAGGAATGCTAATTGGAATAGCATTAGGCTATTGCTTAACTATAATAGCAAACCATTTTTTAAATTAAAGCAACCAAAGCCATGAAAAAGATAATAAGCGAATTTTTACTGGACTTCTTAGACTGGTATTTTGGAGTAAATAAACGTCCGAGAAATATTAAACCTAATCGCAAAACACGAAATGGATAATTAAAATAAACAATAGTATGAAAACGATAGAAGAAATTATTGTAGAAAAATTCAAATGGACTTATGATAGCGACTCGGGAAGATTTCAGCTATTCGAGCAACTAATAAAGCCTGTTGCTATTGAATTTGCCCAAGCCTACCACGAAGAAAAAACGAGGTGGATTAGTGTTAAAGATAATTCAATGCCTAAATTTTACGAGCATTATTTAATCAAACTTAACGGAACGGTGCAACATATAGCCTATAAGTTTGTAGGCAAAGAAGTTGACGAACATTGGATTCAAGATGATTCCGACCCTGCTTATTGGTTTCAAGCTGACATTGGCAATGAAATTTACCAAATTGAAATAACCGATACCGTTTTATACAGACAACTTGATTAACCAACCAACAACTAAAATTTAAAGTATGAGCAACGAAGAAACTAAGGCGAGGGAGTTAGTAGAGAAGTTTATAGATATTATAACAACTCCAATGGGCAAAAAAAGCGAGGCTAAACAGTGCGCGGTAATTTGTTGCAGGGAGATTCTAAGCGAATTGCCAACTGAAATACTTGATACCTATAAAGGCGAAACTAATTTTATAACAAACGATAGATGCGAATACTGGCAACAAGTTATTTTACACATCGAAAAATTGTAAGAATGAAAGAGCGCGGAATCTAACTAACCCCAATGAAACAACCACACCCGACATACCATAAATGACTATAATAATTCTACTCGCATTATATCTTAATATTTACCTGATAGTCTTTATGACTTTCAGATTGATGCCTATTTCCGTAAACGACTTTGCTCAGTTAGAGTTGGTATATCAACGCGAAGTGATTTCGTTCATTGACTACCCGCTCAAAATTGGTAGGTGGTCGTAACTAATATTCTGCTCCCTCGTTTGCTAAAACGAAAGTTACATTCAGTTTTTTTTAACATGAGGTGATTTGTGGAAGGGGAGCGAAAAGAATAGGCTGCAATTTGCAGCTTTTTTTATTTAACTTTATTATATGATTCCCGAATATCCACCAATACCAAACGAAAGCAGTTTCTTTGAAGATGAATGGAGTGAAGGTGAATACGAAATTTATCTTGTGTTGGTAGAGATGGAAGAAATGGATGAGGAGTGATTATTTACCGCTGTCTATTTTCCTATAACCTTGATTCCAAAGAAAGTCAGTTAGTTTTCGCGATAACATTCTAATCGCATCTTCATTTAAAAACGGTAAAGCCCAATGCAAAAGTTCATGAATTGAAATTTCCATTTCTTTCTTACCACGTAACCGCGAATCAATTTCTATTAAGTTTCTTGTAGGATGGAACAAGCCCCAATGCTTACCCATTTTCTTATATATAACGCGGGGGAGTTTAAATGCTTTCCACGTAAATATATTTATGGTTGCGAGCTTTTCTTCTTCTTCTAACTTAGATAATTTTGCCATCTAAGATTCTAAAGTTTTTAACGCTGAAATCTTCTCCGCTTGTGCGTATGTGCGCGAAGCCGTGATTGTATTGCGCTCCCGGTGCATAGTTAGGGCGCAACACACTTAAACACCCAACAGTCCAGCATGTATGAAATCTATCGGTAATTGACTTACCTGTATATTCTGAAGTCCTATGGCAATCCCCGCAAATAGAACTTGTTAAGGTTTTCATAAATAAAGTTCGAGCAGGAAACACACCGCCAACGCCTCTTACTTCGTGTGCGTGAATCGCAGTAAGCCCGCCAATCGAAACTATTGTTGTATCGTCTATTAAGTGGATATTGTATTTATCCAAATGAAACATTGCGGCAAACTGTAATTCTTGCAAGTCCTCGAAAGCCTTTGCATTATTGAATATATAACGCTCCCACCTAATTTCATGATTACCGCGTTTCAAATAAATCTGTGCATTAGGAAACACGGAGCGAAGTATAGATAAAAACTCCCGCGTCATTTCAATTTCGTTTACTAAATCACGTTTACTCTTTTCGGTTTGGTAGGAAGAAATAGAATAGAAGTCCACCAAATCCCCGTTAATGTAAATTGTATTTACATTGTGCTGTTGCCCGTATTTAATCGCGCAAGTAATCGCTGAAATATCGTGGAAAGGAATTTGTAAGTCACCAATAAATAAAATGTTATCGCACCCAGTAGGCAACTTAATTGACTTAACAGAATCGTCAACAGGCGTAGGTAGGTTAAATTCGTTATCGTGTAAACCTAATTCTGTTTTTAGTTTGTGAAATGAAGATGAGGAGGTTGTTTTTGGCGTTGTAACTGTCGTAGTAATTGGCGTTCCTAATTCCGACTTCCATCCCCTAACTTTTCTTTTAAATTGCGCCAAGTCTTTCCATCCCGATTCGGCGAATAGATTTTCACCTACTTGTGCGGGCGTGAAATCTTCTAATAACTTTTCCGCCCTTAGTCTTAATTCAGATTTCATTGTTGGAAGTTTACACCATTAACCGCGATTTGCTTAGTTAGTGGCGGGATTAGGCAACTTGTAATAGCTTATATTCTCCTCTCGCATCGAAGCACGGACATAATTTTACCCACTCATTAGGGGTTATTTTTCCGTCATGGTTTAAGTCGGGTGAAAGGTCGCGGTGTCCTACAATCTTTGCTTTTGGAAGTTTTGTTTTATAATTCGTAACCAACTCCAACATCTTCTTTTTTTGCTCATCGGTTCGCGTATCTGTTCCATCCCAACCGCCCTTATAGCAAATGTGTATAGCGTTTGCATTGTAGCCTTTTACGCCATTACATACTTCGTTATCGGGAGTTAAGTGTTCCGCGCTTCCATCTTCGCTAATAAGCCAATGATAGCCGTATTTGTTCCAACCTAACTTATTCTTCCAATATGAAATAATATCGGACGTTTTTTGTTGTGCCTTACCAGCGGTGCAATGAAGAACTATGTGAGTAATGGTTCGCATTACAATTCAATCAGTCCTTTATCTGCCAACTGCTTAAAGTAGGCATCATAAAGTTTATTCAATTCTTTTTGAACAGCGTTACGAGCCTCTGTTACGCGTTGCAATTCCTCAATAGCCTTTCTTTTGCCTTTAGGAGTAGATAGTGCATCGGTTTGAATACTCGCAACCAATTCAGCTATCTTCCCGAATAAGTCCTTTACAAAAGGGAATGTAGCATTTACAATAGTTGCACCTGTATTGATTGCGTTTACAATATCAATAGGTGGAATACCTGCCAATTCTGCGTGTTTGATTTCTTTCATAATTGTTGTTTTTTTAGTTTGCTTTTATTTTAAAATGTTTACTAAGTCGTTAGTTGGTTTCTACTCAGATTCTACCTTAGTTTCCTTTGGCAAAATAGCCTCTAATAAACTAATTGCATTTTGCTTTAGATTCATGCGAGATTCGATAACCGTTATTCGCGTTTCATGCTTCGCTAAAACTTCATGGTCTGCTACTACCGTGTTATAAGTTTGAATAACAAAGAAGCCAACAATGCCTAACAGTATAGAGTTAAACCATTGATGCAATTCTATTTTTGAAGTTGGGAACGCTGCCATTTTTATTCAACTGTTTTTACTCCTGTTAGCTTTTCAATTACTTTCAATAAACCACCGCTTGAACCTGTTACGGTAAGAATGTAAACCTTTACCGCGTCCGTTATCCATTCAGACGGCATTGGTGCGATAAAAGCCGTTACAACCAAACAAATTATGATTGTAGTGTTTGCTAATACTTTCAACCATTTTGGGCTTTCATTATTCACTTGCCCTATTCCGAATTTTGTTTCTGTTGCCATGTGGTGGTTTATTTTATATAGTTAAGTGTCGAATCAATTTTGTTTGTAATCAAGTTTATATACCCTAATTCCTTTAGGATAATCCACGTTGCCGCTTCTTGTTCGGGATTCGAAAATTTAGAACCGTATGCTTTCCCATGCAAAAGACTACCATGACCTTTGCCTTTTTGCGTTCGAATAGTAGCATCCCGTTTAACCTGTGCGATAAATTCAGCATTGACTTTAGCAATGTTATCCAAACTATCAATAGCCTTTTGTAACTTATCCTGTTGCGTTAATTCAGAATAACTTTTAGCCGTCCCCGTTACTTGTCCGAAACAACCGATTGAAATAAATATGAATAGAATTGTTAATCTCATTTTAGACCGTAGATTTTAAAAGTTCCGCTTGTGATGCTCCCCGTTGACATTAATATTCTAATCCCCGTAACCGCTGTTGTTGAAGCGTAATAAGCTCCAAAGTTTCCAGTAACAAAATTAGCGTTACCCGCGTTATTATATATAGCGCAAATTTTACCTGTAATGTAATGATTCTTTGAAGATTGGGACGGGTTGTATATTTCTATTTCACCGTTGGTTGTATAGTTTAGTGTGTTAAGCTGTGAACCAATAGCTACAATTTTAGAATCTGTCCCGTCCCCTGTTGTAAACGCGGTTGACGTTGTTGTTGTTCCTAAAACATCTATCCCATATCTACCGTGTGCGTAATCAGAAGCACCAGAAGCCCATGTAGTGCTTCCCGTTCCCAATCTAACCCAAAACGCATCTCCATTAGTTGCCGCTACTACATCAGTATAAATTACTTTATACGCGCTGTATTCAGAAGTTAGTCCTGTAAAATCTACCGTTGCGCTTGCCGATGCTGTTGTTGTTGCTAAAAGAATCCACGCGCTATTATTGGGTATTGTATCCCAATGCGCCAATCCGTTTGCATCGCTTGTTAATACCTTTCCCGCCCCTTGTGTGCCGTCCGTTATTTGAACTGAACCGCCTCTATAAACTTTGAATTTACCAATCGTATCAGAAACGCCATCATAGCCCATTACTTGAAAGCCTATTGTATCGTTTGATAAATTAGGGCAATAAACATTTACCTCATCAAATATGCCAATTCCTACAAAGTCCTCACCTGTTGTTCCTTGACTTTTAAGGAGAATCCCCATTTTATTTATTGAGGAAAAGTAATTTATACTAAGCTCCGATTCTTGACCTGTTATTGTGTTTAATCCGTGAATAGTTGCCGCCTCATCCCCTATTGTAGTTATGCCATTAAACAAAAGCGTATGGTGTATGCTGTCAAAGTTCCACGCTCCCGCAAATGGTATCCCTAAATTATAAAAGTTGCTCCCGTAATTTGACATTCTAAACTGTGATACGTAATTTGTATCACTCCAATCTCCATTTGCATAGTATCTTGCCCTTTCTAATCCATTGGTTTTTAAAACTAAATCTCTACTATCGGTAGTTCCGATAAAGTTTGCACCTGTTGTTCCGCTGTTGCCGTTTATATTCCAAAAATTAGAAGTGTCAATAGTTGAACCGCCACCGCTAACCGTTCTCCATTCGCCTAATCCTGTTGAATCATTTATACAAACCCAAACCTTACCGCTATCCGCATTTAAAGGAAAGTAAACCTGTTTATTGGCTTGAAACTTTCCAGTTACTTCCATATTTACATTATACGGCTTCCATTGTGCGAATGAAGCGTAACCGATAAGTAAAAAGAAAATCGTTTTTATAAAGCGCATAAATCGGTAGTGGTATTTAATGTAAAGCTCAAAATGTAACCCGTATAAGTTCCTGCCATTTGCCTATAAGATGGCTCACTATTAAAGTCGGAACAATCCGTCCCCTCTGATTCTTTTATTAGATTCTCAAATTCAGTTGACATAATATCAGCCTCATTAACTATTGCTTGCTGTTGCAAAGGAGTTGAATCGGGCGCGTCTTGAAAATAAAAACCCATTACTATACTCCATGTTTCATAATAATGATTTGAAAGGCTTGATATTTTTCGAATCGGATATAGATAAATCTGCTTGTCGTTCTCGCTAAAGTTTAAAGACGCTTGCCAACGTCTACCATGCTGAAATAATCCAGTAGGGTTTACCGTTTCCGATATTGACTTAATAAGATTTACCGCCCCTAAATAACTCATACCGATTTAATCCTTGTTTTAGCGCGTGGCTTTGAAGTTTCGCAATTATTGTAAGAGTAAACGATAGTGTCAAAAGTATAATTGGCATCTTTTAAACCGTCCGTTAATCGGGCTAAATAAACGTTTGTTTTATGTTGCGTATCTGCCATGAAGTTAGCCAACTTTTCTTTGTCTACTTCGTTTGAGGTATCTTCGTTATTTACTCTAAAGCCAAACTGCGTTACATTTATTCCATGCAATAAGGAGAATCTCCTGTAAGCGTTTAAAACTAAAAATGGTTCAACAAAATCAGTATAGAAAGTAAGTAATTGCGGACGCGTTACAGGGCTTTCTAAAATAGCCGTTTCAATATCGGTAATTAAGTTGTTGCCACTTACAACCGCAATAGGCATAATAGGAACAGCATCGAAGTTTTGAGCGTCATTACAATGAAAGTTCACATCAGCGGCAGGGATATTGTTACTCCACTTTACATACTGCCCGAAATCGTCTTTATCAATTAACTGTGTCATGCTACGGGAGTTGTTACCGGTTGAACAATTACATCCTTAACTAAAGGCGGCAATCCTAAAAACTTATTTCTACGTTCATCCTGTGTCATGTCTGCATATAAAGCAGGGTCAACATAAGTTATAGGCGTGTATTGGCTAATCTCCCATTCCATAGTTGGGTAAAGTTGCCTAAACGCATCTGTCATTAGCCGCTGAAAAGGGTTAGCCACATTTGTAAACTCTAATGAAGCATTAGCGAGGGCTTGTGTGTTGCCTAATATAGCCGCGTCTTGATAGCCACATATAACAGGGTTTGCGCCAAACAACCTACATACACTACGCTCAATCACATCGCGCTTAGTATTTGAGGCATCTAAAATAGGCTTAATGTCAACGGTTTGAATGGTTGTTATTTCGTCCTTTGTTGGGGCGAATTGCAACAATGCTTTGAACCTTAAAGCTAATCCATTTTCGTTTTTATCTTGCCCTGTAAATACTTTGAAATCGTCTTTATAATAGTCGGCTTCCGTTTTGCCAAACTCGTCTTTGGTTTTATCATCAATGTCACCAACTACGTTAATTATCGAAGATGGCATAAATCCATTGAGGGATAACTCCAAATCCATTTTGCATAACTCACTTGAAGTTCTTATATCTTCAATTTGCGCGTAATAATCGGGGACTGCATAATCGGGATTTAATGGAGTTTTTCTGTAAACGTAAAGTATCTCACCGTTTGCAAATCTTGCATCTGCAATTAAATTTTGCGGCAAATCTGCGCCTTGATATTTAGGGTAGAACTTATCTTTTGTTTTATCGTATTTCGGTTGCCCTAAAGTTTCATTGTAAACCAATCTGTCACCCTGCTTTCTTACGCATTGAACAGGAATTGATTTAACCTCAAATACTTTACCGCCCTTACGTTTAATGTGAAATGCAACAGCGTTTATTACGGATAAATATTGCGCTTGTTCCTGTAAAAGCTGGTCGGCAGTTTGATATTCATTTACCTTAAATTTAGCAGAAGCCTCATTTACAAATCCATCGCTCGCAATGTATTCAGCTAACTTAGAAGCGGCACGTGTAGCAACACCGCTATCCGCAACAAATGAAAGCAGTTGATTAGGTAGTAAGTTATCCTTACCGTATTTAAGTAAGTGCGTTGCTTTGTCTTCATATACAGGCAAAAAAGCATTAACGAAACTACCCGCTAAACCCTTTATTCTTGAAATAACTTTTTGCTTTCTTGACATTATCGTAAATCTTTATACGCCACTTCCTTTTCTTGTAAGAACGAATAGCCGTCCTTGTGCTTAACTAAATTCTGTTTACTTCTATACACATTCTCAAATACACTACTCAAAGCCCAATCCGCTAACTTGTTTTCTTTGGCTAAAGCACTTAATGCTTTATCAATAAACCGCCTGTGAACTAAGTAAGCATACGCTCCTGTGGTTGCTTTTATCTTAAATAAGTTTGGTGAATAATCTCGCGGCGGTTGAATCATTCTACCACCTAAAAATAAAGCCTCGAAATCATCGGGCAACTCATTAAAGCATTTCTCTAATTCAGAATCAAAGTTTTCGCATAACTGAAAATCGTCCTCTAATATTAAAGTCAACTCACTACGTGTATTTGAAAGAACGTTATAATGAGACTTGCAACAACCGATTTCTAAACTACTAAGACTACCCATGAACTTAGTAGCCTTTCCATCGGTTGCCGCAAACCTTTCTATTTTAATTTTGGTCTGCCTGCCTTCTTCTTCACAACTTCTTCGTCTTTCTTTACTTCTGTCGAGGTTAATATAGTAACCTCTAATTTTGGTAAACTTTCCTTTACCATTGTTATACTTTTTTTTTCTACTGTAACCGTTGCGCTTTGGTTAATCCGTTGCACCAAATGAGAATAAGCAGAATTAAATTCTATTGCCTCCGCTAATTTATCGGTGCAAGTATTTTTGTCAATGATAGTTAATTGACCTCCTGCAATTCTGATTACACAATTCTTTTCGCCTCCAGTCCATTTAAAGTTTTCCATTTGTTTGGTAGTTTTATTTATTAAAAATGTCTTCAAAAATCTTACTGCATCTTCTATACACCCTCCGCAATTTATCCGTAACTCCCTGTTAAAAACTTCTTTATAAAAAAAAGAGAGGTGCGAAATTTCACCCCTCTCTCTTTCTTTTAAGTATGTTTCTAATCGGCTAAGAAGTTCGGGTGAAACTTCATTTGCCATACTCTTATGTTAAGGCATCTAAGTAAGCAATATTAGCCGCCAAATCAGCACCGAAAGAACACACCTTTGCAACACCGTCTTGTTGACCGCTTAACGTAACAAGCATTGAAGTGTCATCATTTAAAAGCGTTCCCGTTCCACCTGTCGCGGCACTTGGCAATAAGCCTGTATCAAATCCCCAACATTCAATTTGTCCC